TATCATGAATATATCCTTCGGTCTAAGACGGGTTTCAATCAGTAAATACCACCTTTAATCGGTGGTATTTGTATGTTATTATAGCCTTAACCTTCAATTGGCATGAGAGTGGATAAGGGCTACGTTAGCGCGTAGCCCTTTCACGTTTAAGCACTAGCTATAAAAAAAGTAAAGCCTATGTCATAATACAGGTATGATTACAAAGCCTAGTGAAACAAACTTGCGATCACTCATTAGTCCGGTTCAGCTCGGCAAGACGGATAATGTGGTTGGTACTATCTTCAGCAAGCAAATCATGTCATACGGTACATGGATTAATCCAAACTGGTGGTGGGATGAAGAACTCACCATGGAACTCGACGAAGGCCTAGCCGACGCTATGATTGACAACTTTAACAAAAAGACGTACGGAAAGAAAATATCCGTGCCGCTTAATCATACTGGTGATGTTACCGCTAATGTCGGCGAAGTTATGAAGTTAGAGAAGCGACCTGGTGGTCTTTGGGCCTACCTAGATATTCGCGACGAGGTCGCCGTTAAGAAAATTAACGATGGACTTATATTTGACGTTAGCATGGGGTTCGATTGGGATTATGTGAGCCAAAAGGACGGCAAGCATTACGGCCCTACCCTCATCCATGTCGCCCTTGTGACTGACCCATACCTGAATGATATGGATGATTTCGAGCTGGCCGACAACGCTGCTCTGTCTCGAAGGTTTGAAGAGTATGCCCTAAATACTGGATTTGGCAAATCTCAGCCAAGCATTATAATGATGAGTAAGGATAAAGTAGAGGAGTTAAAGCGTATGAAGTTCGCTAAAGTCACTAACGATAAGGACTACCCAGTAGAGGTTACTTACACCGACGCTGATGGTAAAGAGCAAAAGCAAGTGCTTGAAGCTGGTGCTGAGGTTGAGGTATCTACCGAGCAAGAACAGGCCGTGAAAGATCAGATCGCCAGCGCAGAGAAAGCAGTCGAAGGGAAAGAAGAAACTGAAGAAGAGCGTCAGGCTCGGGAAGCTGAAGAAGCTAAAGCTCGCGAAGAAGAAATTGCAAAAGACAATAAAGAGCAGGAAAAAGCAAACGAAGAGTTGTCAAAAGCTAAGGCAGAGCTTGCAGAGCTGAAGGCTGAGAAGGCTTACAATGAGCTTCTCTCTAAGGGTAAGATCGTTCCAGCTCAGAAGGATTTGTTCCTAAGCATCGCACGACTAGGTGAAATGCAGCTGTCTTCTGACGTTAAGGCACTAAAGTTGTCTAAGGGTCAAAACACTAGCTTAATCACTATGCTTTCTGCTATTCTGGAAGCAGGACCACAGGTTGTAAAACTTGGAGAACAAGGTGGGGACAGCAAGGACGAGGAAAAAGTCGAACTTAGCAAAGAGCAAGAAGCCAAGCTTAAGCGGATGGGCTTCAACCTTAACACAATCAAGAAACAACTTGCAGCCGGTAAATTAACCCTATCAGAGGAGAACGAATAGTATGGCTAACTTAACAGCCCCTCGTGCTATCCAACGCGGTCAGGGCCACATTCGCCCATATGCACTCGCTGGCAGCACAACCGTATTACAAGGCGCTCTTGTCGCCGTTGGCTCGTCTGGCTTCGCCACCAATGCAGCCGATACCGCCAACCTTAAGTTTGTTGGCGTAGCTGACAAAACATCGCGAAATACTGCTGGTAACGGCGCTAAAAAAGTTCGCGTATGGGCTAACGGTGTTATTGATCTAGCTTGCACCGGCGCAACCCAAGCTTGGGTTGGTCAAAAAGTGTATGCTGTTGACAACCAAACTGTAGCATTGGCTGCTACTACTACGAATGACGTATTGGTCGGTGTCGTCACTGAATTCGTAAGCGCAACTAAAGTATTCGTAGCTCTTACGCCTGACGCGTAATCTATATAAGAACGGAGATAAACTAAATGTTAGACGATTTATTTGTAAAAGGCCTGCTAGCGGAGTACCAAGAAGCTTACGACCAGTACACTGCTGATACTTCAGACATCATGATGGAAGTCCAGAGCACCACGCAAACCGAAAACTTTGCTTGGCTTGGTTCTGTTCCTCGTATGCGCGTCTTCGATGGTGAACGCAAGCCCGTACAGCTCGGTGCCTACAAGTACGCCATCGATAACGAAGAGTACGAAGCTTCAATGGCCATCGACCTTAAAGACGTTGATGATGATCAAACTGGTAAATATGCTATTTTGGCTGGTCAGATCGGCCAGGCTTCCGCTAGCTTCCCTGAAGAATTGCTCTACAGCCAAATTCTTCCTGGCGGCTTTAGCGGTCTAGCTTACGATGGTCAATTCTTCTTTGACACCGACCACTCAGTAGGCGCTAGCGGTAACCAATCTAACTTGCTAACCGATAAGCTTGGTCCAACCTCGTTTGATGCAGCCGTAAGTATGTTCTACAACTTCAAAGACGACCAAGGCCGACCACTGAACACTAGCCTTCGCCTCAAACTGATCGTTCCTGTGGCACTGCGCGCAACAGCTCGCAACCTGATTCAGAAAGAACGGCTTGCTGACGGTTCTGACAACCCTAACTACCAAGCAGCAGAAGTACAAGTTAACCCATGGCTAACCGACCCTAACGCATGGTACCTTATCAACACTGAAGGCACCGTTAAGCCATTTGTTAAGCTTAATCGCAAGTACGAACCACTTTCTGTTCTTGGCCACTTGCCAAACGCTGCAAGCGTTATTAACCAGGCTGAGTCTGAGTTTATGCGACGTAAGGTGTACACTGGTACCTACTGGCGCGGTGCTGTAGGTTACGGCCTCTTCCAAAAAGCCGTAGCATCAACTGGCGCTACCGGTACACTTGGAACCTAGTAACACTAAGGGTAGCGGCCTAACAGCCGCTACCTATTTTAGCGAGGTATAACATGAGCAAAGAATACAAAGTACGATTGATTAAAGGCTTCCAGCTACCACAGGGACACCGACGAGCTGGTTATCAGTTCCTGCCTGGTCAAGCACAAACGGTTGAGCTTGACGACAGCCAAAAAGAATTGATTGATAAAGATCCAGTTTTAGAGTTCCTAGACGGCGACTCTGACGTTAAAACCGTGAACACACATGAAGATACCCATTCGGCCCAAAGTGAGCATGAGGGCAGCCAGAAGCAGCCTGTGCGAGCGTATGAGGGTGAAGCTAACGAGAATCTAATGTCACTCAACCGTGACCAGCTAAACACTCGGGCGAAAGAGCTTGGTGTTGAAAGCCCTGAGAAGCTTGGTAGCAAGCAAGAAGTAATCGACGCAATTCAGAACAAGGAGTAGTATATGGCATACGCAGGCGTTCAAGCCATCCGCGAAGCCGCAGGTTTGATGAAGCGTGCCCAAAACGAAACCCCACAAGGCGCGGTAGACGGCATCAACCGCGCCTTTGTCGTTGACCGGCGGCCTATCATCGACTCAAACCATGACGGAGAGGTAGATAGCTACGACGTACTTGTATACGTCAATGGAGTTGCTGTTGATGTTGAGAGTGTGGACGCCCGAACGGGTACTATCACTTTAGAAACCGCACCAGCTGTGAATGCTGAGGTTCTAGTCGATTACTGTTTTGGGCCGCTTGATGACGACTACATAGCAGGTAAAAGCGAAGAAGCCGATAGCTGGATTAAATCTAAGCTTCGTGGAGTAGTTGATTTACCACTTAGAGAAACGCCTGGAGTTATTGAGACGGTAGCAGAACTCTATGCCGCCGGCTTGATACTAGTACGTGATGTTGGCGATAACGTTGATACTGAACTTACATCTAAGGATGGAGCAGCTAAAATTACTCTCGCGCGCTCTTTGCTGGATGATTATATTCAAGGTATAAAAAACGAAAAACAAGCAAGCGAAGGTAATACCAACAATACACTTGCTGTTGCAAGCGACCCTAACGCGTTTGGCCGTTACATGCGCGATGAGTACTATGACGAAGAAGACTGGTTTATGAGACGGCATGGCGGGTGTTAACCTACAAGTAACTATTGAGGGAGAAAAGCAGGTAAGCAGGCGCCTGCTTATTCTTGTTGATGGTGTTACCAACTACACCGAGCCACTCTACAAGATAAACGGCGAGCTACATAAAACGTTTCAGATGAACTTCAGCCAGAGAGGCTCATTATTCGGTGGTTGGGCGCCGAGGAAGCCTCAATTCAGGCAGGGCGTTCGTGTCGATACGTGGCCACTACTTCAGAAGACAGGAGGCATGAGAAAGTCATTTAGAAGCACTCTTGGAAGCGAAGAGCTTGTTATAAGAAACGTAAGCCCACACTTTAAATACCACCAAAGTAACAAACCGAGGCGTCGTCTACCGCGCCGTGTTATGATGAAGATTGATAAAGAACGAAAAGATTTTATTGTTAAGGCTTTCCAGGAATACTTAGTTAGCCTGACGAGGAGATAGGAATGATACAAAGAGGGAATAGGCTGTATAAGGACCCGATCATTCAAAAAGTGATTGACGTTTTGAATGAAAAAGGACCTAGTAAGTTACGCAATCGGTATATTAATGGTAATATCCTTATCCCCAAGCAGTCAGAGCTGCCAGTCTGCTATATCACGAAGGATACTATATCTAAGCAGCCAGCCGACAATATGGAGGATGAACACCTGCAAAATTTGGTTGCCACTATTATCCTTGACATGACCAATGACCTTAATCAGATATACAATATGGTATCGGGCGATTCAGAACTGTACGAGCTGTGCGAAGCGAGAGACTACGAGACATACGAGCTAAAGCCTGACACCATCCTATCTGTTTTAAGCAGTGTGCAACAGATCGATAACAACTTCTGGATTGGGCTTGGCTCGCCAGTTGAGATAAATTATGGCCTTGGTATTGAAAGGCGCGGACCGGGCATCTTTTCTGTCGAAGCGACTATTCGATTTACCGCACGGCTACACCTATCGGTGCCACAGTAGAATTGTAATTCTGTTAATGGTAATATCAATATAAGGAGTAAATTATGGCAGAAGCAAAGAATAAATCAAGTGATGGTGAAGCTCAGCTATCAAGCTTTTATTTCCCTGTTCAGAATAGGGTAATTGAAGCTGAGAGCTATGAGAAAGCAGTCGAAAAGCTTGAAGCCGAGCAAAAGAAGGATGAGGAGGATAAATAAACATGCCACGAATTATCGGGCGCCTAACTAAGATTGGCATCGGCAAAGAGACCGTAAGAGGTACTGCTGTCGCCCCTACCTACTGGGTTCCGGTCCGGGAACTTGACTTTGATGATCAGACAGAATTGACCAGCAACGAATCAGGATACGGCAATATAGTTGATACTCAAGATCAACGAATTACTAAAACGTGGGGCGAAGGAAGCTACGGCGGTAAGATATTTGATCGCTCGGTTGGACTTGAACTTACAGGAGTTTTCGGCCAGTCGCCAACCAGTGTACAGCGCGCATCGAGCGGTGTATACGATCATACTTACACTATGGCGAATAACAACAATCATCAATCACTGACCGTTGCTGTTGCTGAAGACAACTACAGCGGGCGCTTCCCACTTGGGGTTGTCAATACCTGGACGCTTGAGGCTGAGCTTGGTGATTACGTTCGTCGCACCATGTCGCTCATCACCAAGAAGAGCGCCTCATCAACTGAAACTCCAGCGTATACGGACGAAGTAGAGTTCATTCCTAAGCACATGTCGGTAAAATTTGCCGCTGCTGGAGCCAATGATGCAACACTTACCGCCGCTACTGCTGCTAAAGTACGCGCTTTTACTCTCGAAATTAACAAGAATGCCGTCGATAACCAGGTTTTTGGCAGTACAG